GGAAAAATTAATGAACTTACTTTAACAATATTTAATGTTGATAATATTATATCAGCACTGGTTGAAGATCCTTTTATTGTGGGTAACAATACTTCTAATTCATGTGTTGCTAATGTTAATGGTATACCTTGTCATGGTATTGACCCCAGAACTATTAACTTTACTCCTGCACAAGTAGGTAATGTAGGAGAAGTTGCTTTTGACACTTTAACTGCGGCACGAGCAAAAGGTCTAAATTATAGCTCTGCTATAGAAGGATACTATGGACAAGCTAATGCTTCTTTTACAAAATTTCAAACAGATGCAGTTGCAGGAACTTGGCAAGAGCTTAAAAATGATTCTAGAGATCTACAAGGTGCTGTAGTCAATATTAAAACTACTTTTGCTAATTTTTTAGATGTTTGGCCTGAGCATAGTTCTGTTAAGTATGTTTCAGGAAATGTACTTGAAGTATATAATAGTATGCCTTATAGAGTAGGAGATAATGTTCGGTCATCAAAAGGTTCAACTTCTGCTACTATTGAGAGTATAGAGGAAAATAGATTTTTATTCTTATCTGGTGATTTAGAAGCTAATACTTCTATAGGAGATTCTATTTTTATTATAAATGATGATGTAGATACTGAATCATACATTGAAGATAGATTTAAGATAGATCAATTAGAATCTTTAGGTGATACCACTGCTGCCTTTGGCTTAGTTACTTGGCTTCAGTATTTTAAACAAGTAACTCCTAGACGTAAATATTATAAGAATACTTGTCAGTGGCAATATAAAGGAGAAGAGTGTCAGTATCCTGGGCCCGGAGGTGGTACTATACCAGGTACTAGTCTTACTGCTAATACCAATCCTATTGGTGTAGATAATCAAACTGCTTCAGGTCCTGAAGGAGATATATGCGGTAAAAATATATTAGCGTGTACTATTAGAAATAACTCTATACATTTTGGAGGCTTCCCTGCAACAGGACGAACAATTCCTAAACAATAAAGTAAAAGGTTGTATACTTCCTTGGATGCATATTTTTGGAGGATTAAATGGTAATTATCATTTATGTTGTCATGCACAGTTTCAGGCAGGTAGTACTATAGTAGGAACTTATGATCAGTCATTAAGTAGTATATGGAATAGTGGTCATTACAAAAGTACACGTTTAAATTTTTTAAAAAATAAAATACCTATCGAATGTATAAAAGCTTGTTATGAAAAAGAAAAACAAGGTAGTGATAGTAATAGATTACAAGTAAATAGACGATTTGCAAAAGATGCATATTTACAATCTAGAACTAATACAGATGGTAGTTTAGATAATAATCCCACTTATTTAGACATTAGATTTGGTAACTTGTGTAATTTCAAATGTAGAATGTGTGGTCCTGATGCTTCTACTAGTTGGTATACTGATACCTTAGAAATGGGATGGTCTAAAACTATGGATCATTATACTGATAATAAAGATTTTTGGGCAGACGTTCCACAATTTATTCCTAATCTAGAAGAAGTATATTTTGCAGGAGGTGAACCTTTTATACAAGAAGGTCATTATAAAATGCTTAATCTACTTATAGAATCTGGTTATGCTAAAAATATACATATAAGTTACAATACTAATTTAAGTTATTCTAAATTTAAAAAATATAATCTACCTGATCTGTGGCTTAACTTTAAAAAAGTATCTTTGTGGCCTAGTGTAGATGGGTACGGAAGTCGCGTAGAGTATACTAGAAAAGGATTATCCTGGTCTAAATTTGAAAAACATGCTATTATGTTTAAAGACCATATACAGACAATAAGTTGTGTTATAAATATATATAGTATAACTTCTATGCCTGATTTGATACTATGGTGTAAACGTAATGGTTTTGATTTTTATGGATCTACGCAAACCGATCCTTCTTATCAAAAAATTACTTGTTTACCTAAAGAGTCTAAAAAACAAGTGTTAGCTATATATAAAAAATTTATTAAAGAATATAGAACAATATTAACAGTGTATGATTTAGAACAACTAAAAAATTGGCTAAGTTATATGACTAGTATAGATGAAAGTGATCAATTACTAAAATTTAAACAAGAAACTGAAAGAGTTGATAAATTACGTAATGAATCTTTTACTGAAACTTTTCCGGAGTTTGCCTTATGGTACGAGACTTTATAGGTTTACGTCATTCTTATGATGAAGTAAACTGTATTACTATAATCAGAAACTTTTATTATATTAATCTAGGGTTACAATTTTCTTTGCCTGATTATCCCCTATCTAAGCATTGGATTAAAGAATTTACTACAACTAGTATAGATAATTGGGCAGCTCAATGTGCTAAAAAAGTAAGTTTGACAAACGCCAAAGATTATGATGTAATAGCATTTAAGTCAGAAAAAACAAATTTAGTAATACATTTTGGAATGTACTTAATGCCATCTAAAATGTTACATATCGAAGAAGGGGGAATTTCGTGTGTAGAAACTTTATCAGACTATTGGGTAGAGAGTATACATTCGATTTATAGACATGACAGCTTGGTATAACAAATACAAAGATTTTCCATACTTACATTTAGGTAATAGTGCTGAGACAGGGATTGATTGTTTTAATCTCTGCAAGTTAGTGTATCTAAATGAATTAGAAATAGATTTTCCTTATACTACTTCTGACTTTTGTAAAATAGTAGATGAAGATTGGTATAGTAAAACACAGGAAAGATTTTTTGAAATAAACGCAAACGAGAAAACAGGGTGGAGAAAAGTTAAAGAACCACAGCTTTATGATATTATAACTATGAGTTTAGGTTCTACAAATATAACTAATCATTGTGCTTTATACGTAGATAGAAATAAAATACTACAAACTATGATAGATCATAAAAGTTGGATTGCTCCTTATGGGAATTACTATAAACAATATACTACGGGGGTATATAGATGGAAAGATTTGTAAAACTAGTTGAGGATATGAATGCACACGCTATGCAAGATTATCCTAGAGAATGTGTAGGAATTATAACTAATGATTTTACTTATATACGTTGTACTAATACCTCTCCTTATCCTAAAACAACTTTTATATTAGATCCTGCAGATTTAGTTAGAAATGATGGTAATATATGGGGTATTTTTCATTCCCATCCTGGTGAAGAAAATCCTATACCTAGTAGAGAAGACAAAGTAAGTGCAGCTTTTCAAGAATATAAGTTTTTAGTAGGTTTTAATAATAAATTTTTTATATATTGGCTAGACCATAAGGTAGACGCACTCATATTTGATGAGTTTAAGGAAGAACATCTTGTTAATTAATATTAAAATACATTCAGCATATAATAAGTTTTTTGAAGAAAAAGAATATACTTTTGATGCGTATATTGCAGCGGATGTTATGTATTATCTTAAAGCTATGCACCCTAAATTTTCTAAGTATATGACACAGATTGGTTCTGGTGAATCTGATGAATCTTTTTCTCTACTTGACAGTAATCTAAAAGAGATTACTGAAGAAATGCTAGAACTTAAACATTTTAAAGACGGAGATACTATACATTTAGTTCCTAATATATGCGGCGGCGGTGGTAAATCAGGTAGAAAAATGTTTTTAATTGCTGCTATTTTAGTATTAGCTATAACTCCTGGAGGTCAAGCAGCAGCAATTAAACTGGGTACTGCTATGAAAAGTGTTCTTGCTGCAGGTAAAGGTATGAGTATGTTAGGTAGCATGGCTTTAAATATAGGTATGTCTATTATAGGAAGAATGTTTACTAAGTCTCCTGCGGCTAGACAACAACAAAAAACTACAGAATCTACTACTAGAGATAATGGAATGTTTGGTAGTCTAACTAATAGTTCTGAGAGTGGTACTCCTATTGCTTTAATATATGGCCAACATAGAGTAGCTGGTCAATTTTTAAGTGGATATATAAGTTCTATTCCTCATGGTAGTGGAGACCAAATTAGTGTAGGAGCGCAGTTCGATGGCGATTAGAAATTTTGTTAATCATTCAAATACTCTTGTTCCCCAAATACAAGGTGCTAAAGGCGGTAAAGGTGGGGCACAACAAGAGCCACATACTCCCGTAGAAGATCCTCAAAGTTTATTTTCTACTGATATTCTTTTTATAGTAGTAGGACTTGGAGAAGGCCCGCTATATAGGATTAACCCTAATGGTCCTCAAGATATAGAACTTGGGGATAGCTCTATTGATGATTTAGTTAATTTAGATGGAGATGGTCTTGAACAAACTAAAAAATTTAAAACACTATCTACTACTGGTACACCAGTACAAAGTAGATTAGACGTATTTGGTGAGACTACTACCACTCCACAAAACTTTGCATCTCCTGTTTCATTAAAAAATGGTAGTAGCGGCATACCCGCTTCTGGAGTTACCTTACAAGAAACTTCTGCTAAAGACTGGGATGCTTTGGAATTTCAATTTCAAATAGGATCTCTACAAAGAATAACAAATAAAGGCGATGTTCTAAGACACAGCTTATCAGTAGGTATTACAGTTTTTGATAGTACTGGATCAACTCAAATTGCTAGTGCTAGTAAAACTGTAAGTGGCAAAACAACTGTTGCTTTTAAATTTAACGTAAAGATTCAAATACCTGAAGCTAGTAAAAGCACTAATGGTTATAGATTTTCAGTTAGTAAGACATCTAGTGATTCTTCTAGTTCTGGTACAACTGATGATGTGAGACTACTTGGATGGAATGAAATAGAAAATTCTCCACAAGCATATCCTAGAACTGCTCATATAGGCTTTGCATTAAAAGCTACTGATGAACATAGTGGTATTCCTACTTTTACTAGCTTAGTAAAAGGTTTGTTACATAAGGTTCCTACTAACTATAATCAACCTACTTTAGTTAATGGAGAAATTGATTGGAGACATATAGAAGTTCCTGCTACAGGTGCTGATAGTGCTGCAACTGCTGGTTATTACTTACAACAAACAGGCACAGCTGTACAAACTAGTTCTACTATTAATATATATAATGGTACTTGGGACGGTACTTTTGTATATTCATGGTCACAAAATCCTGTATGGATTATATATGATATATTAACAAATAAAACATATGGACTGGCTGTACCAGAAAGCAATATTGATAAATATAGATTTTATCAAATAGCTCAATACTGTGATGCTTGTGACTATACTACCGGTAATTTTGTAGGGGTAGACGGTATTGCTGACGGTACTTTTAGAAGTAAACCTAGAAATACTTTTACAAGCACACGAGAGAATCAATTAGGTATAGCTCAAGGTACTAAGATAAAAGAAAGAAGATTTACTTTAAACTGTATTATTGCAGATCAAAAACAATCATTTGATACTATTAATGCTTTAGCTGCTAGTTTTAGAGGAGCTCTAATATATGCACATGGTAAGATAACTATGGCATGTGATTTACCTGACGAAACTCCTGTTATGGTATTTAATGAGACTAATATAAAAGAAGATACTTTTATAATAGCAGGTAATAAAGAAAGCGATGTGCTAACAGGGGCAGATGTTAGCTACGTAGATCCAGGTAATCATTATAAAAGAGAAACAGTACGTATAGATCAACTAGGAAGTAATGATGGTATTAGAAAAACTGAGATAGAAAATTTAGAGTCATTAGACGTACCCGGTGTTACTCGAAGAGGGCAAGCTCTTAGATATGCTCAATATCAGATTGCTTCGTCTAGATATTTACGAAGAACTTGTAATTTTACTACTAGCACTGATGCATTACAGTTAGTACCTGGAGATGTAATTGCAGTATCACAACAAGTTAATGGTGTGGCCTATGGTTTTGGTGGTAAGATAAGAGCAGACTCTCCAGTTCAAGCAAGCAATACTAATGTATTTCTAGAACACTATACTGTTCCTTCTTTAGCTTCTACAGATTTTACTTCTAATACTGGTCCTTTAGTACTTAGAGTTATAAAAATGGTTAATGATAAGATTGATGTATATATATTATCTAAAACTAAATTTGCATTAACAACTACTGATGCTGTAAATTCTGGTATAGATCAAGCTGTTGTAAACCCTATTAAAAGATATAATCCTATCACTAGAGTATGGGATAACTATACTGCTTTTACTGCTAATACAGCTCCTGCTAAGGGAGATTTATGGACTTTTGGAGAAATAGACTCTGAAGGTGATATATATAGAGCTAAAAGTGATAAACTATTTAAAGTAACACAAATAGAAAGAGAAATGGATGATGAAGAAGTTAAGCTACAAGCTGTTGAATATATATCTAATGTATATGTAGATTCTGATACTTTTATTGATTACAAACCTACTGCGTATACAGATATACAATCTGCATTATCAGTACCTCCTGTTCCTCAATTTGATTTTGTTACTAGTGCTAGAAGAAAACTAGATGGATCAGTAATTATTGATGGTTTAATAAAAACATCAACAGAAAAAGATGGTTTTGGTATTACTTATGTTACAGAATATGAATTATCTAAACCATTAGGAGCTAGCTTAGTAGCAAATGCAAACTTATCTGGTATTAATAATCAAGTCATTCATGTAGAACACTCAAATGTATTAATAGGTGATGTAAATCCTGTAACTTTATCTGGTAAAAATGGTTTTAGTAGTGTTGTGGGTGAGGTTAAATTATTATGTACTGCTGTTAATGTTGTAGATACTGTTGGTGGTACTCAAGACGGTAATATAGAATTAACTTTACAAGGTTTTGGTCAAGTATTCGATGAAAATTTTCAAACTGATTTGTTAGGTGCTAATGATTCTGGTGTTTTTGGCGCCTTAAAAGGTACAGATCATGTTACTATTCCTATTAATGAAAAAGATCAACAACAGGGCTTATTAAATTTTGTAGGATATGCAGGTATTATAACTGATTTAAGTCAACCTATTACTGGATATACTCTTGCTACAGATAAATTAAAAATAGAAAATAAAAGAACTAGTGACGTAACACTGGTTAATAAGATACCTGAAGCTCCTTTTTATGTTGTTTTAAACCAACTTTTAGATTCGAGACATTATTCTAATAATAGTTTTTATGTATCTGGTTACGAAGATACTTATGTAAAAAGTGGTGAAATAAATGGTGCTAGCACTACTACTATTGATTTACCAGTAACACCTAGAGATAAAGCTTTTGTTAGATTATTTGTAGACGGGGTTCAAAAAACTAGTGGTCAGTTTGTTTTTAATAAAAATGATACAGTTCCTTTAAATAATGCAAATATAATATACACAAGCACTGCTAGTGAAACAGCTTTTAGAACAGAAGTAGATTATTATACTGTGCCTGTATTTGAGATAGGAGATAATGTACAATCTTCCCATGCTAATGTATTTAGTGTTGTTACTACTAGTTATGATCCTCTTTCTGTTAAATACAATGCTGCACTAACTGCTAATTCAATATTTAGAATACACACAGGTTCTAAGCCTAATTCTAATTTAGCAGGATTTACTTTTACAAATATAACTCCTGATCCTGTAGGTTCTTTAGGAAATATTTCAGGAGGTTCAGGCACTTTTGATTATGATACTGCTGCTTTTCCAGGTAGATTTGTCTTAGCCAATAATAGAGTATATCATTTAGAAGTTGGATCTGATTTTGAATCTATATTTTTAACTAAAGATATGATAATACCAGATTTAGATGTAGGAACTACTTCTATAAGAGCTAGAAATAAAACTAGAGGTGGTAGGACTAGCGCTTTTAATAGTAAATCCTTAAACATTGATCCTATTCCTATACAAAAAGTAGAAAATATTAATATTGTAGAATCTTTATACCGTGAGCAAACTGGTGGAGTAGCTGTACGTGTTACTATACAATTCGATCATATTCTACAACAAAATGTTACAGATTATGAAATATCATATAAATTAGATTCAGTTGATGACGTAGGTGTAGATGATGGTGGTACTGATTTAACTTCTTTTAATACTGTAAAAGTACCTGCTACGGGTGTAGATTCTGATGGTAAACTTAGGTTTACTGTTAATGGAGTAAATAGAGGCCAAACTAGTGATACTAGAAATATAGTATTTAGAATTGTACCTTTAAATAAAGAAATAAGAGGTATAACTGCTACAGTAAGTAAATCTATTGTTGGTAAAACAGCTAAACCTGCTAATATATTTAATTTTACAGGAGGACAACAAACTGATCAAATTACTTTATTATGGTCTTATCCACGTACAATAGATGGCGAACTTTCAGACATTGATCTAAAAGAAGTAGTGATAAAACGTATCTCAGGTGTTCAATCAGCATCCATTGAAAATTTTGTTGTAGCTGATGATCTAGTTACAGTTTCAGCAGGTACTGCTCGTAAATCAATTCCTATTGATACTTTTGGAGAATTTACATATTTAGCTAGAACTAGAGATACCAGTGGTAATTTTAGTGATGATGTTGTTGCTATAACTTTAACTACTACTAGACCTGTTAGAAGTACCGTTATAAAAGCTTATAATGAAGATGATCCAAGTACTGCCTTTGCGGGTAAGACTAATGATAATAGTGCAGAGACTAACTTTCCATCTTTTGCTTCTTCTAATACTGCGGGGTTAGCTTTTGCAAAACCTCCTGGAGCTACTGAATCTAATGTAGTTGATAATGCTAATGGTACTGCTAGTGGTTTTTCTGCTGCTTTTGCATCAACTGATTTATTAGCTAGTGAGTCTGCGGAATATATAACATCAATTAGAGATGCGGGCAGCACTGTAACAGGTGCTGTATTTGTAGATATCACAGGTACTCAAGCAGTTGAGACTACTTTTAATGATTCTAAAGAAACATATTTATCTGGTGTAACAGATGCCTCTGGTACTGTGGGTGTATTAAAAGATGCAAGTTTTGGAGGCATTGGGCATGTATTAGGAGTTAGTAATACTGCTGTAGTAAATCCTAGATTTGATGCAAATAATAAGACTTTTATGACTGGTGGTGCAGCAGGTAATGTATTTGCTATTTGGGATGATGGTAAGTATACAGGCAATGTTATAACTATTACGGGAATTACCAAAGCTAGTCCTGCAGTGGTAACTACTAGTGGTAGTGAGCATGGGTTAGTAAATGGTAATAGAATTATTATTCATGATGTAAATGGTATGACTCAAATAAACGATAGAGAACTATATGTTAATAGAGTAAATGCTACTAGTGTTCAACTATACACTGATGCTGGTAGAACCTCTGCTCTTAATTCCAGTGGTTTTGGCACGTATACATCTTCTGGTGTTTTAGATCAAGGAGATTATGCTAATGCTAATTCTTATGCCCTAATAGCTGGCACAATAGATGCTGACGAGATTAGATTAGGAGCTTCTTATTTTGCTAATGGTGATGCTACTGGGGGCAATGCTTTAGCAAATATAACAACTGCTGCAAGTAGTTATAAGTTAGTAAATTTTAAACAGTATATTGATACTGGCTCTGGTGATACTTTTGCAGGCAGTTTAGGAGCAGTTACTAGTCAAACTTTAATTAGAACAACTACCGCTGCAAATGCTGATTTATATTATGCTAATGGTAATGTAAACATAAATGAATTTGTAGGTTCAGCAGTAAATGATGGTTTTCAAACATATCAAGCGGGTAGTAGAACCTTTAGACAATTTCAATTAAAATTTATTGTGCAAAATAACCAACCTGATGAATTTGACTTTACAATTGATAAATTTAGGTATACTATAGAGAAGGATACAGTTACTTTTACAGATACTATTGCATATGATGCAACTACTAAAGTTGTTGATATTACTAGTGCAGGTTTTTTAACTAGACCTGTTATAAGTTACTCAATGATAGATGAAGATTCTAATAAACCTCATATAGTAGTAACTACTGCAGCGTCAAATCAATCAGTAAGCTTTCAAGTATTTAAAAGTGACGATAGCGGAGCGGCATCAACCTCTTCAGGTATGTCCGTAATGTTAACAGCAACAGGAGTATAAATGGCTTTAGTAGATTCAAATACATATATTGAACCAACATCGGGTACGTCACTAAATGGTGCACGTACTCAGTTTAATAATTCTATGAGGTCGCTTTTAACCAATTTTAGAAGCTCTAGTCCTCCTGCTACTGTAAATATTACCGCCTCTGGTGATGGTATTGCTGTGCCTGATGGTACTATAATGCAATTTGCTAATGCAAATGTTAATGCTCTATTTATTTCTGACTCTACTACTAAAAAAAGTTCTCATATTGGTGGTAACTTTACTAGAGTAGGTATAGGTCATAGGATTGAAAATGGCATTGTATCTATGATGTCTAATGTTAGTCATTACGATATAGGTGAGCTTGTAGCCACTGTGTCTGAAAACGGAACACTAGCATCTAACTCTAGGGTATATTTAAAAACAAGTAATAACTCAAACGATGCTTCATTCTTTGATATCGGGACTCCTGGAACTGGTCAAGTTGTTAATACTATGATTGCTATTAGTGGTGTCACCTCTGATAGAGTTAACTTAACAACAAGTGGAGTAAGTACAAATAATCTATCAGTAACTGCAACCACAGCTGGTGGCGGTAAAAAATGGTTTCCAGAAGCTACTGGTGTAGGACATGCAGCACTTAAAATATCAAGTATAGGATCTAGTGATAATACTGCTATACTATTTAATTTTGGTAGCTCTAGTGCTAATGTGTCCTTAGCTCATATGCCAGGAGTTGCATCTACTAAAAATGGGCTAAATATTATACAACAGGATGGTACCTATGCACCTATAGCAGCAAATGTTATATTACAATCTGCTATTACAGGTTCTGGTACTTCACCTGTTCCCTTAATACCTGTAGGTACTATCGTAGCTTTCGCCCATTCAACAACTCCTTCTGGCTGGGTTAGATGTACTGGGCAAAGTTTAGTTCGTGCAACTTACCCAGCATTATTTGCTGCTATAGGTACAACTTATGGTGCAGGAGACGATGCAGGCAATACTTTTGCAGCTCCTGATTTTAAAGACAAAACACTAATAGGAGAAGGAGCTGCAATGAGCTCCCTAGGTAATGGTGCTGGAAGCTTTGCTTCAGGAGGTACACTCACAACCGCATCTGGATCAGCTTCCTTGTCTACGTCCACAGGATCTGCTTCTACTGGTGTAAAAGACGCAGGTGGTATAACTGTTTTAACAGCCGTCAGTGCAGGTGGTCATACACATACAGCAGTGGTTCCACATGCTGTAACAAGATATATAATAAAAACATAGAGGGATAAATATGGAATATATTAAATTTCACATAGATGAGATGGATCAAGAGTTTGTATTTTTTGAATATAGAGAGGTAACGGAAGACACAAAAGGACCATTAATATCCAGAGCTTTTCCTTTTTCTAAAATTTTAGAAAGAGAACCAAAAATACAGGAATTAGTTGCCGGACCTATTATTGGTATATATTACGAACAAAGAGGTAGTAGTACCGTAAGTGAGAGACAGTGGATTGATAAAAGAGAAACTTTAGAGCCTGACTTAATTGACTGGATTATAACATTAACAAAAAAAGTATGTATTGAGGAGGTGTACGACGAATTATTAAAACCTCCTACAATTGACGAGCAGGTTGAGGATTTTATAAAAGAATTTTTTGAAGAAGGAGACTCAGAGCCATTAGAGCAAAAAGATTTCTTAGCTGAATTTTTTGAAGAGTTAGAACCTTCAGAAGAAAATAACTCTTTAGCTACTTCTTTGCACGAAGATCATACTTCTCTAGATATACTAAATAAAAGAATAGAAGATAGATTTAATAATACTTCATTAGAAACAGTAGACTTTTTAGCTGAGTTCTTTGAACAATTAGATGATGATGAAGTATAATATTTAAGGAGCTAATATGGCGCTTACGCGTGTAACATCAACAGTTTTAGAAGCAAACGCAGTCTCTGCAGAAAAAATGGCTAATAGTTCTCTAACTACTAGACTGTATGGTATAAAATCA